CATCAGGGTGTAGTGGTGAACTTGGTCGGTGTCCTGGGTTGAATGATTGTGGCATCCTTGTTCCCCCTTCAATCACGGAGAACTATTGCGGGTCGTGCGCCCTTTCCTCGCATCATGTGTTTGATTGCGTTTCTTCGAGTTCGACAAACTGATGCTGGAACATCAGGGGTTGGACAAGCCCTTGGGTCGCCCAAACAAACGGGGCAATCAGCAAACTTGGTGAGATCGTCCCATGCTTTGCTGAATGGACCATCACCGTAATATGATCGCAATTTTGGTGGTTGTGGCTTGTCCAAATCGGAAGGCTTAGGGTTAGTAGGGTTAGTGGCTTCGTAGTATTCCTTTGCCTCTTTCTCCCTTGGCGTTTTAGGTTCGAATGCTTTCTCGCTCATTGGTGGTGTCCTCCTAAATTGAAGTGCATTGGTTCTCCACATACGGCACATTCAGGTGTCCAGCAAAAATGAAGCAGCCCACATGCGGTGCAACGAGTTCCAGAACCAATGTTTTGAATATCCCTTGCTTCATGCTTCCCTATCTTCACAAAACGTGATTGTGCTTTAGCCATGTTCTCACGGCTAAATGGAGATTGGTCCTCAGCGATTGACCCCTGCGAGGTCATGAGTTCAAACATGCGTGTGTTTCTACGCTTCTTGATTTCCAATGACGTTTCGAGGTCAATGTCTTGGACTTCAAGGCGTGGCATGGGGAGTCCCCCCATCATGCACGTGTGCCGATTACCAAGAAACGACCATTTGCACCTGCGGTGGCAAAGTCCACCTTTACGGTTGTTCCGTTGGCGACGGCTGCTGCTGCTGCGGTAGGAAATGAAGCGGAAGTTGGGGTGATATTGATTGAGTAAATCTCACCAAGCATGGAAAGGTCAATGTCGAAGTCTGCAACTTCTCCTGAGTATGCGCCAGATTGAACATAAAGTGCGCCAAATACG